TAAGACCAGTCAAGAGCAGATGCTATGACAGGGAACTGCTCTACAAAAATTGCCTTACACTCATTTGCAAGGTCCATATGTTCTTTCTGTGTACCATTAGCAGACCTCAGATCAATATAATGAACCCATGATCGCACTGAACCACTCATGTACATCTTGGTTGGTACACACATAGGAAGCACATTACGAGCACACTCCTTTGCAACTCCCCTCTCTAGCATCTGTTGATATAGTGCCATGGAAGAATCAAAAAGAGTTTGCATTTGTAACTCAAGATTTTGTTGAAGGAATGGATCAAGATCATCTGTACTATTTTGACGATTTTTATTATCTTGACGTCTCAATTGAGGTAGTGGAATTTTATTACTCAGGAGAGATGAATCAGCATACCTTTGTGAAAATTCTTGGAATGTAAAAGATCTATGACGCAGCACTTGAGCTGCAATTGCTCTGGTGGTTTCCAATTCAATGGTCAAGAATGCTTGCTCAAAGATGCTCCAATGCTTATGTTTGATGCAATACTTGATAAGACCTTCAAAGGAATCATTGCCCTGGTTAGAAGGGTTGCTTACCCTAGCACAGTAAGCAATATGCTTCTCTGCATCAGGGGTAACTGAAATAAGTGTTGCTGTCATTTCTTTTCTGCTTTTCTAACTTTTTTTAAATCTTTGAGTTCAGTTTTGATAATTTGATATGCTTCTTCTGGAGTAATACGTCTACTCATTTCCATAGCAATGGTAAACTCTACTCTTGTTCCAAAGTGTTTCAGTGCTTCTTCAAAACAATTTAGTTCTTCATACATGATTAATCTGGGTAACCATCGTCATCATTGAATACCTCATCATAGTCTGATATTGGGATATCATATTTAGTTGAAGTGGTGCTATATGCTGTTGGATCAGAATAAACCTCTGATTCCAACTGGTCAACAAGTAGTTTAAGCTTACTGACTATCTGTTTTAGTTTATCCTTTTCCATAAAAAAAATGGGAGGTCACCCTCCCATTCTAGCAATTATATATGTGTAAGTCAATCACTTGACATAGAATTTTCCACGATAACAGAATGTACCATGGGTCTCTTTGGACTCTACACAACGTGTATCATACTCAACACCACGATATGTAGTGTGAGTGATTTGAGCATTATGCAGAGCAGCAGCCTTATTGATCTGCTTTCGAATGAGATTGAGTGTGTTCATGATTGTACTCCTAAAGTAGTTGGATTTTTAGACCCGTTCCTTTAGTCGTTTGCGTCCCATGGACAATGAGGGGTTGAATCCTCAATAGTATTAATAAGTTCCAATTTAACAATATTATTCAGGTCTTCATTCTGCTTAATCCTGAGCATGATAGCATCAGCATCTTCGCATAACAGACTAGAATATAAAAGGAAATCTACCATGGGATGAACGCTCCGTTCCGCGACTTACTTGCGTCTCTTTTTGAGATGAACGACAGGTAAATGATAACCTATAACTATATATCTGTCAAGTGTGTTTGATGATACAGTTTTGTATCTACACGAACATTCCTTCCTTTTTTAAAAAGTTAAGAGTTTCTTTCAGACTACCTCTGTGATTAAGACCAACAGAAATTTGTGGGTACTCTGCTGCCTGCCCAAACTCTGCTCTAAATTGTTTATCTGTAAAATCTACATCTAATAAAAATTCTCTAATATCTTGTCCAAGACTTTCTAAAAGTTGCTTTGCTCTCTCACACTCTTGACTGTTATTAGAATATACTAATGCTTGCATGGTCTTCCCCCAATAGCATCCCACATATCCTGAACCATATCTGCAGGTTTCACAGTTCGTTCATGCATATCCGGAACTTTCCATTCTTTCCATCTATCAATTACATCCTGTGTAGGGACTTCAATTCTCACCATGGTTCCATCCTCAACAAACTCTTTATTCATATCAATGTATGTTTGAGGTGTGATCTTATCAAACTCAGTCATGCTGCCTCCAATCATCTGTTCTATCTTGGTGAAACCATTCTGCTATCTCATCTGTATCTTGGAATCCCTTTGTATGATTAGATGGGTCAGGATCCCCCAGTCCCATCTGTATCATAAAATCATCAAGTCCTCCATCAGGAACATCAGGATTCATAGCAATTCTTCTTGCCTTATTCAACATTTCATAAGCACTTTTATTAGACTTAGCTAACTTGTTTGCCCAGATCATATCTTCAAGATTTACTTCCTCACCCTTAACAATGCGTGAGCAGATAAACTCAAGTCTGAGTCTGTATTTTGTAGATAGCATTTAGAACTATTGCCTTTGATGTATTTATTTTAAGGGATTACCATTCTTATCTACTAAACCAAGTTTTTTAACTTGTGAGAGATTAGATTTCTCTTGCTTCTTAAGTTTTTTATATTGCTTGATTAGTTTATCAACCTCACCTTTTGAGATGTTGACCTTTAGTTTGTCTTCATTCTCTACAAATCCAATACCTGCTTTCTTTGTATTTTCTTTAGCATCAACATAGTCATTGATTACATCTTGAATTTCATCCCTAATAATAGAGTTAATTTGTCTTTCTAATTCTTCATCAGCATTCATTTTTTCTTTTCCTCAGGACCTTTATTACCCCACATCTTAGGATTAATTCTTCCTTCAGTCTGATCAAATCTAATGAAATCTTTTTTATACTTATCATAGTAAAAATCAAAAAGGTCAACCCTTTTACCACAGTTAGTGACATCATAAGTCACCTGTCCTTCTACAAGATATTGTACAAGGTAAGATGTGTAAGGGAGTTTTTTATCATTAGCAAGTTCAGGATCACATGCTTCATGTAAGATTTTAATACTCATCAGAGTCTACCTCCCCACTGAATATCAGGAAATGCTTCCTTTACTATATCACTTTTCACTTTGTACTTTGATTCAAGTTGTTTATCTTTTGCCAAACAGACAATCTCAGCCTCATCAGGATGAAGACCTTCAAGGAGTTGAATGAACATACTCTCTCTACGAATATTAGAGAGAGAATCATTACCACCTTTTACAAAGTGATAAAGATTTTTCCACTCTTTTCTTAGAGAGGTGTGATCTGTACCTAAAGGTGCTTCATTCTTATTAAAAGGAACTTCACCTGCAGGCATGACACTAATTGCAGTGTCATCAAAGTTCCAAATCAATACAGCTTTCAATGCATCACATCCATATTCTTTGAGAACTTCAATCTTCTTTGCTTTGCTTCTTTGCTTGCTTGCAAGAGATAAGATCTCATGAAGAAATGGATTGGGTGGAAGTTTTGTAGATGTTGTCATGTTTAATCAAGTCAGTGTGGTTATTTATTCAGTCTCAGAGAAGTCCTCTGGGTTTTCAAATCTAACAGCAAGAATATCATCTGCTATAAGTTGTCCATTTTCATCAAACATTTCTGGATGTGTTGGGATGTATGTTGAGTTTCTCTCATAGACATATTCCTTTAGAAGATATCCTACTACACCACCTACAATAAGAAATAAAATTGAAATGATTGAAGAAAGGGTCAAAGTAACTGCTAACATTTTACTCTCCTGGATCTTTTTTTCTGAAGTCCAAGCAGAAGTGAAAATAAAACTCTACTTCTCTGTTAAAGAAAGAGAGCATATTTCCAAACCTTACTTGAAAAGTCTTTGGAACTGTCTTCTTCCTCCGTTTTCTTAATAGTAATTCCACACCACGATTAATCTGGGTTGGATCACTTGTAGTTTTATTTAGAGGTCCTTCTCTTTTTTCTTCCTGGTCTCTTTTCTTGCTCATACTTCCAAGCATCCTGTAGAATCTCATACAAATAATTTTTTATCTTACGTGCTTCTGGTTTACCAAGATGCCCATAAGCTTCTCTCAACTGTTTGTGATTGGAGTCATTACCTCCTTCCATATAATCCTCCAGATCAAGGATTAGACTGTTGATTTCAAGAGCAGTAGGAGAATTGATAAACTCTTCTACATCTCTCTTTGTTGCTTTGATACCTTTAAGATATTGATACATGTTGAGCATGAACTTACCCTTGAAAGCATGATCAATTGTATGTTCTAGAATGTCATACATTTCCCAGTGTGCAAAATCATCCATCAAACTAAATTTTGTTCTTTGAGATATTTAACTGTTTCACTACATCCACCAATTAATTTTTCCTCCAACTTAACTCTTGGAAATGTAGAACCTGGTCCAAACTCAGTATAGAATTCTGATCTAGTGAAGTCTCTACCCATTTTATACTCAACAAATGGTAGTTCTGCCAATCTTAACACCTGAATCACCTTAGTGCAATAAGGACATCCATTCTTAGAATAGACCTTATAAGTTTCAAACATCAAATGTGCTCCTATATGATGGATCTTTTTTTAATTTATAAAAATTATCCCAGGAACAAATACAAGTTTTGTAACCAGGATATTTTTTATCAACAATTTGAGAGTATGCCATACAAGTTGGATAGTCACCCTTAAACCATACTTCTTTCCTCTCATTTATTACTACATGTTCAACCATGATGAGGTTTGAATTCTTTCATTGGTTGTGATTTAGTCAGGTCTCTACGTGATTGATTCTTAATAATAATAAAGGCATCTTTATTGTACTTACGAGTACCTTTAGGTGACTGCCACTTCTTATTGTAAACTTCACCAACATCAATTCCAGAGACTGATGTTCCACCAATCTCTACATCAATCTCATCATTTTCAAGATCCCAACCAAGTTTTTCAATTGCAGCATTAATGTCAATCATAGGATGTTACTCACTGGAACAAAATTAGATTGCACTACTTCTTGCCAATCCTTCTCAAAAATATCCATACCCTTGTCAGTAAGGATATGATCATACATTTGCTCAAGGACTTTAGGTGGCATGGTGCAAATCTCAGCACCATTATACCATGACCTGATGGCACGTTGCACGCTTCTGATAGAGGCAGACAAAACCTTTGTCCTGATCCCATGGATACGATACAGTTCAGAGATGCTTCTGACAACCTCCAGACCTGCCACTGACTGGTCATCTAACCTACCTACAAAGGGACTGACATAGGTTGCCCCAGACTTGGCAGCAAGGACTGCCTGAGCAGCACAGAAGATGAGTGTGACATTGGTCCTGATCTTTTCCTCAGAGAATGCCCTACAAGCCTTCAACCCTTCTCTGGTGCAGGGAACTTTAATAGTTGATACACTACCAAATTTATCTACAAGACGAAGTCCTTCATTATACATTTCATTTGCATCACCCATGACTTCCATACTGATGTCAGTCACTCCAATATCTTTAATTTCTTGATAGACATCATCAGGAACTCTACCTGCCTTCATAATCAATGAAGGATTTGTAGTGACACCATCAACTAATCCAGTCTCAAAATATTTTCTAATAGTATCTGTATCTGCTGTATCCAGGAAAATTTTCATTTGATTGATTTAAGATAATCCCTCTCTGATTTATACAACATTTTATGCTGTTTGTCAAAGTATATTTCAATGCCTTGCTTTAATTCAGGTATCAACCATTCATGAACTGGTAAACAATATTTCCAATTGACTGGTTGAATACAGTTCATCACAACCACAGACCAAAATGCAACAATGTAATTGTAAACTGTGTACATAAAAAAAAGAGGGGTCAATTGACCCCTTATATATTAGTTATCTTGTTTGAAAAGATCTTCTAATCTCTCTTTTTGTTCAGCAAATTGTTTGCCATTCATTTGAGAGACATCAACATACATCACTTCTTCACCTGGATTAGGTGCTTCTGGATGACGTGGGCGTTTGGGTTTATTCATTTCTAAATTAATAGCCTGAATGTTTGCCCACATCATAGCAAATGCACCTCCCATAATCAAGGCAAATATAGCAAAGTAGACGATTGCTAACATTTGATTACCCCAGTTAAATTACAGTGCATTACCTCTTGGAAGAACTTCCTCAGGGAAGACGAAGTTTTCATGTGGTTGGTCAGCAGGTGCCAACCAAGCACGAAGACCTTCATTCAAGAGAATATTCTTGGTATAGAAAGTCTCAAACTCAGGGTCTTCAGCTGCTCTAATCTCCTGACTAACAAAGTCGTAAGCACGAAGGTTGAGAGCAAGACCGATAATCCCAATGCTGGAAACCCAGAGTCCCATAACTGGAACAAAGAGCATAAAGAAATGAAGCCAGCGCTTATTACTAAAAGCAACACCGAAGATTTGCGACCAAAATCTGTTCGCAGTGACCATTGAATAAGTCTCTTCTTCCTGTGTGGAATCAAATGCCTTGAAGGTGTTTGCTTGTTCACCATCTTGGTAGAGTGTGTTTTCAACAGTTACTCCGTGAATGGCAGATAGAAGAGCACCACCCAGGATACCTGCTACACCCATCATGTGGAATGGGTTGAGCGTCCAGTTATGGAATCCCTGGAGAAAAAGTAGGAAGCGGAAAATAGCGGCAACCCCAAACGATGGCGCGAAGAACCAGGACGACTGTCCCAGAGGATATATGAGAAAGACGCTAACAAAGACAGCAATAGGACCAGAAAAAGCAATAGCATTGTAGGGACGAATACCAATGAGACGTGCCAGTTCAAACTGGCGAAGCATGAAACCAATTAGAGCGAAGGCACCATGGAGAGCAACAAAGGCCCAAAGTCCTCCAAGTTGGAACCACCTGACGATGTTGCCCTGAGCTTCAGGACCCCAAAGTAGAAGAAGAGAATGACCCATAGCATCAGCAGGCGTCGAGACAGCTGCTGTGAGAAAGTTAGCACCCTCAAGATAGGAACTAGCAAGCCCGTGGGTGTACCAACTCGTAACAAAAGTTGTGCCAGTAAGCCAGCCACCAATGGCAAGATAAGCAGTGGGAAAAAGTAATATTCCAGACCAACCCACAAATACAAAGCGATCGCGTTTAAGCCAGTCATCAAGGACATCAAACCATCCCCTCTTTTGTTGAGTTAAAGTTGAAGCAACCATGACTATTTAAAACCTCCATTTGAATTTTTTTTGTTTTGTTTTCTGTCTAATACATTTACCTGACAATCATTCCAGTTATGAGCAGACTGAAACCAATATGCTCTCAACTGTTCATAATCTTCAAAGGTTTTTGATTGTTTGCCACTGTCACATACTAACATATATGTGTGTCTGTCGTAAGGTTCAGTGGAAGTCTGTTCAAAATACTCCATACAAAACTTAATAAAGGGACAGAAAAAAATAGAGGGTCATAAGACCCTCATTAAAGTTATTCTATTTTATCAACCAACTGCAGGAGCAGTCAGGGCAACAGGAGTGGACTCAGCAGCAGCCAGATCCAGTGGGAAGTTGTGTGCATTTCTTTCATGCATAACTTCCATACCCAGGTTTGCTCTGTTAAGAACATCTGCCCAGGTGTTCAGGACTTGACCCTGATTGGAGATGATGGACTGGTTGAAGTTGAAACCATTGAGGTTGAATGCCATGGTGCTTACACCCAGTGCAGTGAACCAGATGCCAACTACAGGCCATGCTGCCAGGAAGAAGTGAAGACTTCTAGAGTTGTTGAAGGATGCATATTGGAAGATCAGACGACCAAAGTATCCATGTGCAGCAACAATGTTGTAAGTCTCTTCTTCTTGACCAAACTTGTAACCATAGTTCTGTGATTCAGTTTCAGTGGTTTCACGAACCAGTGAAGATGTAACCAGTGAACCATGCATTGCAGAGAACAGTGAACCACCAAAGACACCAGCAACTCCCAACATGTGGAAGGGGTGCATCAGGATGTTGTGCTCAGCTTGGAAGACAAGCATGAAGTTGAAAGTACCAGAGATGCCAAGGGGCATACCATCTGAGAAAGAACCTTGACCAAAGGGATATACCAGGAAGACTGCTGATGCTGCTGCAACAGGTGCAGAGTAAGCAACACAGATCCAAGGGCGCATACCCAGTCTGTAAGAGAGTTCCCACTCACGACT